TTTCCTAAAGCACTAGTAAGGGCATCCGTCTTTTGCTTAGACCCAGCCGACGAGCCAAAGTAGAAGCCCATTACGCTAGTCCATGCCGTCCCCAAGGTGCCGATAAGCATTAATAGAGCTTCACCACCAGTCGGCGGCAAACCATAATGAAGAATGTATGCAACAATACCAAAGAAACCAAACGTAACGCCAACAGCCAAAACGCGCGGAATCCAATCCCGTGTTGTCATCTGCATTTGGCGAGCTGAATCGCGGTCTTCTTCCGCAATCCGCTCCAAATCAATATCCAAAGATTTCATTTGGACCTTAAAGTCCGCATCAATCTTTTTAAGTTGAGCTAATTGGTCCCCTGTTGGGTTACCCAAGACATTCATAATGTCATCTTCAGTACCATTTTCATGGCCAAATATAGCACTAGAGATGGCCCGTACAGCCATCCCAGCCAAAGGGCCGCCCAAAGCAGTAGCAATCGTGGGAGCAACCGCGCCAACCAATCCACCTAATTTTCCTAAGTCCATGTTATCACCGTCTGTTTGAGTTAAATGTTACAAAAGAGTCAGAAGGTTTTTTCTTTGTAACAGATCCGCCTCGTTTTTTAACACCAAAGCCGGGCAGTTTTAAATCTGCAGCGCCTTGCAATGCGTCCTCAATAATAGGGTTTGACCTTGCAGAAGCCAATTCCGCCAAATAACCTACGTCTGTGCTAGGTAATTGAGATGTTGGCGTATAAGCCCATTTGGACGAATCTGTTGCTGGCTTGTAACTAGCCAATTCTTCGGGTGTTGCTTGTGGTGCGGCAAATGCCTGTGGCGGCAATCCGTCTAATTGGGAAGCCTGTTGCGCAAGCTGCGCTGCATTTTGTGGGTTAGGCGTGGGAAGAATGCCATAAGCCGCTGGGATACTAGTATCGCTAAAACCCGCAACTCCCATATTTTGGGCGCCGCCAATGGCATTAGCCTGCTGATTGGTCATTCCCGATTGGGTAGGCTGATTAGCCTTAATGTCGGCAAGGCTGGTGTTGTAATAATTTAAATCATTATTTTGCGCCCCGCTTACAACGTCCCGAGCCAATTTGTAGGGGTCTGAAAGAAACTCTTTCCCGGACGTTAATTGATTAGCCCAATATTGATCTGTTGCTGGGTTGTACGGGCGGCCAAAATTTTGCATATAAATTTGGTTTAATGCCGCCGTAATCTGATCGTTTGTGTAGGCCATTTTATTTAACCGTAATCATGAGAATAACACCAATCACACCTATACTTATTACCAGAAAACCAACAATACTGCTAACCATAATTAAATCCTTACGGTTTTCCTCTTGCTCTTTTAGGGCAGCAGCAGCCTGACGGGCAGCTTCCTTGCGCTGTTCTATGATTTCACGTTGGATGGCATCCCAAGCAGCTTTGCCATATTGGCCTATGAACAGGTTCTTGACCTGAAGCTGCATATCCATCGCCTTGGCTTTGGCAGCATACCGCTTAACAGCCTGAGCCTCATATTCAGCTTGGCTCTGGAATAGCTTTTTGCGAGGTGGCGTGGATGTAACTGTAACAATTTGGGCAACCTTACTGAAAAGATTGCCCACTTTTTCTGCAGTTTCCATCATGTCCCGGCCAGAATCGACGGCGGACTTAATGCTATTGTAGATTGCAGTCGCGCCAGCGATTAAGGTAATGGGATCCATGTTAGTCCATATTATTGTGCGGCAGGCGCTTCTGGGGCAGGTTCAGCCGGGGTATTTTCTGAAGGAGGAGTAGCAGCCTCAACCTGTGGCTTGGCTTGAGCATGGAGAAGGCCAATAAGGTCAACAACTTCAGCATATACGCCAGCACTAAGGTGCTTAAGAACAGTGTTAACATGAGCAACAGTCAATTTTAGTTCAAGTTCAAGATTTTCCATATTGTCCTCTTATGTTGTTAAATTAAGCAAATTGCGTTGCAGACGCCAGAACAGTATATGCTGGTGCGCCTGAAGTTTTTATGATGGTATAGGTGTAAACGTCAATACTATTAGTGTCTCCCGCCGATGGAGCAATGCCACCCTGCCATTTTGGAGTTACGCTAGTTCCATCAATAGTAACAGCATTATTATAATAAGCTGTGTTTCCATTGGTGTTTAAAAATACAATCGTTACTACCTGACCTGTAGATGTGATTGAGTTAAACGTGTTGGACCCGTTGCCACGTATATTTATTGTAAAATTGCCCGACGCATTGGTCGTATAATACAAGACAGATTGGCCAAGAACATCATAATTGATTGTTCCGGTGGCTGCCGTAGCACTAATTGTAGCTGGTTCCGCCGCATTTTTTAAAATAAGGGCCAATGTGGATCCAGAACCGTTTAACGTAGTAGTTCCGTTAACAGTCAATGTTCCAGACAAAGTTAGGCTAGTAATTGACTGCAAAATGCCGTCATCCGCCTTATAAATGTTAGTTCCGTCACTGAATAAAAGGCTGCTATAACTCTGAGGTATGGTTACGGTATTACCTGCCGCAACGCCGCTGCCATTGTTAACGCCAATAGTCACCGTATATGCGCCAGATGTTCCGTTGGTAAATACCCACATCCCTGCAATGCTTTGAGGGACGAGAACAATTTGGTTAGCCGCTAAAGTTTGGCCACTGCCAACTGAAAATCTCATGCATTGTGATGTATTACCGCCAGTCACGGCAGGTGAAGTAATAATGGTAGTGCTTGCTACCGATGGTGTTGAGAAAGAAACACTGGTCGTTTGGCCAAAAACTTGGTCTAAAATAGATGAGTTATTATTAACCGGAACGTCCCACGTCCCGGCAAGACTGCCATTACTTGGCTCGCCAAGGGAAATATTAGTCGTGTAAGTCGTAGTCATCTGATGCGCCCTTTCTTCCTAATAGCTTTTGGATCGTATCAGTCTCGTAAATCTTAATTCCATACCAAACTATTGGTAGAAACGCGCCAATTTCCGGCAACCACCCCATAATACTACCCAATGCTGCGGATAGCGAAAGCCAATCCATAAAATGTTTCATGCCCGTATCAATGTGGTCGGTTAGGGTCATAGCTGAGAATCCAAAATAATTGCTGCAAAAGACGCCCGGTCAATGATTGACTGGATTATAGCATGAGAATTTTGGTCATGTAATAGGTTGATATTCATAATGTCACCCTAAGCAACCGCGAAAAAGATATAAGTGGCTGCATTGATGTTTACGGTGGCAGATGCGTTAGATGTTAAAGTAAATCCAGAAGCACTACCATAACAGCCATTGTTCCCAGTAACTTGAGCCGTTGTTAAGTTTGTCGTTAAATAGGGGCTAGAACCGCTCGTAAACCCGTTGGCACTATCAAAGATAAACCAATTACCTGTTGAATCAGTGCGTTTTACTAAAAGAAACCGCGCCGAATTGGTTGAAAACCCACAATCAATTGTTTGAGTTCCACCAGTTCCTGTGTATGTACCAACTTGGCTTACACCAACCAATGACGCAAAAAGATAAGCTGTATAATACTGCCCCGACGTATTTAATAAGTTGGAAACAGTAAACACACTTGATGTTGGTGCAGTATTAGCCCAATAATTATTTGTGCTAGAAGGCGCTGTGTTATTAGTTAAATTAAGAGATTGGGTGGCCCCAACTGTTTTATTGTAAACCGCCCAAGTACTACTACCTGACGTTTTAACTATCATAAGTTCGGGGACAGCATTCAAGTTATGCGATTTAGTTTCAGTCCCCAACCCTGTTCCAGAATAGGTAACTAAATCAAAGAATCCCGGGGCGCGTTTAAAGTTCCAATAACTTGTATTGCTTAAATTCCCAGATGCGGCATCTTGGAAATTTGTTTGCCCATTTGTTGTTATGCCATTTGCGGAATATGAAAGTCCGGCCCCTGCTGTAAATATTTCATTTAAGGCACCACCAGTCCCTGCCGTGTTGCTGGCATACCCATATTGAGCAGAAGTTATTAAAGAATTATAAGATGTTCCCCTTAGCCTGTTGTACCAATACACGCCAGTGTTATCAACTTTGTTGTTTTCAGCCAAAATTGTTAAGTCAACTGGGAAGCTAGGGCTTATTACAGTTGATGGAGGAACTGATACGTTAGGATAAAATACATTTGTTCCTATTGTTGGCTTGTTCATTGGGCCGCGTCTAATAGCTATATAAATATAAGTTGCCCCCGATGTATTAACACTGGCAGAGGCCCCCACAGTGTTAAACCCCGTGGCATTTGGCGCCAACAATCCCGTATTAGATATAGTTTCCGCAACAGCGGCGGTCGCATCTAAGAAAGCGCTCCCGTAAGCTACGTTAGGAGAAGTGGGAGAAACAAACCCCCGCATATTATCTTGTATTATAAAATCCCCAGTCGATGAGACGCATTTAACAAGCATCCATTGAGGTTCATAACCAAGCGTTACGTTATTCCCAGAAGCACCCGTGCCAACATAAGACCCACAAGATATAACATTTTGCACGCCGTTTGAGCCAAAACCCCCAGCATTAGATGCAAACAAATAAGCTACATAAGTCTGCCCGCTTGCATTTACTGTTGAGTTGGTCCCAACCGTAAACGCAGCCGATGTTGGCGCCGTATTATTCCAATAAGTTGTATTTGCCGTTTGAGCCGTATTGGCGTTTAAAGTAACATAATATTGTTCTGGAGTAGTCCCGCCATTAAGGCCACTATGATAAACTGCCCAATTAGCAGTTCCAGTTGTTGATTTAATCATAATGCATCCGGGCACTGCGCCCAAATTATGACTAATAGTCGCTATACTTCCGGTTCCCGTGTAAGTTACTATATCAAAAAATTTCTTTGTCTTTAAAAATGACCAAGAAACATTGTTTGACCCAAACAAAGATGTAGTATTGCCGCCAACGGTAAATCCATTGCTATTGAATGAAGTTAAGCTTGCAACATCAGTTGTTGTTGTCCCGGATGAATTGGACGCAACATATTTTGTAGCCCCTCGGACTGTGTCAAACAAAGCATTGGTAAAGCTATCAGTCCTATCTTTCAGCCAAACCATACCGCCGCCGCCAGATAAGTTAATATTGTTAGTAACCGTTTGGGATGCACCGTTAAAAAGATAGGTAGAAAACACATTCTCAATATAAACAGGAACTGCGTTTGATTTCCCCGTTGTAAAACCAAATGCCTGAGCTGATGC